GTTTGAACACAGAGATGAAATTTACAACTGGACCAACGAGTTAGTTTGTTACGACGACACCTATTACTTTAACAAACACAAATATGTACTCAAGCGTATGTTCAAGGAACGCAATAATGCTAAATGATGGATTATCACAATATCAAAAAAATCTACTAGATAAAATTTGGTCTGTAGATAAAGAAAGCGATCTACTTGATTGGGTTGTTACATTACCACCTAAGCAAAGAGACGAAGTTGCTGTACTAGTTGAGTTGGTTATACTTGACAGTATTGATGCACTAGTCAATGATATGAGTACATACACTGATGCACTTGACATGATTATAAAGTGCAAAAAGAGTTAATACAATGAATAAACTTATATGGCAAATCATACACGTATCTCTAACTGTTGCATTTATTGTAATTCCTGTAATTGCAATAGCATTGATCGTTATGTAAGATAAAGAAAGGAAATTATATTGTCAAATCATGAACCCACCCCGCAAGAGGTTATTGACGAATGGCTAGCCAAGGGCAACGAAATCACAGTCTGTGAACCCAATGCTCGCACTGAAGAACTTTTGATAAATCCGTGGCAACGCAAGCGAGGACGGCCAAAAGCAAATCCCGGGCCCAAGGGTAAAAAATGACGAGTTCATTTAAAAATTTAGCAATTCGATTTACTTCCGATGTTATGTCTTTAATTGCACTTGTTGGAATTATTTGCTATATTGTTAACTAAAAGGTTGACAGCACAATAAAACTATCTTATAATGTTATACATAAGCTAAAAAAGCAAACACTGTAAGGAGCTAGAAATGCCTAAACTAAAGCAAAAGCAAGCAGAAACAATTAAATTTGAATCTGATGATGCAGTAATGAAACGCATCGAAACTCGATTTGATATCTTACACGACATGACCAAAGCGGTTATCGCAGGCGATGTTCGTGCAATGATTGTAACTGGACCTCCGGGTGTGGGTAAATCATACGGTGTTGAAAAAGAACTAGACAAAAGTTCGATGATGGATGCTATTGCTGGACGCAGTATCAAATATGAAGTAGTTAAAGGTGCAATGACTGCACTGGGACTGTATGCCAAACTATACGAACACGCAGACAAAAATCATGTGCTGGTATTTGATGACTGTGATAGTGTGCTAATGGATGAGCTCAGTCTCAACATCTTAAAAGCTGCACTGGACAGTGGTAAGAAGCGTGTACTGCATTGGAATGCAGATAGTGCAAAACTTCGTGCAGAAGGTATTCCAAACAAGTTTGAATTCAAAGGCGGTGTTATTTTTATTACCAACGTTAAGTTTGAAAACATTCGCAGCAAAAAAATGCAGGATCATCTCGAAGCATTGCAAAGCCGTTGCCACTATCTAGATCTTACACTAGATACAATGCGTGACAAATATTTGCGCATCAAACAGATTTGCAACACAGGCGAACTGTTTAATGGATACGATATATCCAAAGAACAAGAAAACGCAATACTTGATTTTATGAACGACAAAAAAGAAACACTACGTGAAATGAGTTTACGTATGGCACTCAAAATAGCTGATCTTACAAAAGTATCTCCGAATTGGAAAGAACTTGCAGAGAACACTGTTATGCGCCGTAGGTGAAGTAGATCGCCAGATATCTAGCTCCTGGGCGATCTAAAACTTGGCGGGCAGTTGCAACAATGCGCTGCCCGTCCTTTTTAAAAGAAAAACAAGATATGATACATATAACTTGGAGACAAGGGTGCTATGGGCACTATGTTATGCAATCAATTTATGCATATAGTAATCTAAGCAACGGCGCAGAAATAAAAATTGAATCTACTGGCAGTAGCCATGGGTTTGACCCTGGAACTCATTTTCGTCACGACCATAAGATGGAAGAAACTGCAGATGTAATAATTGCACCGAGTCCGGGGCATTATTTAGATTATTTAGACAATCAACTGGTGAAACAAGCAAATAACGATATAATTGAAAGTATAGAACTGAACTTCCCAGATTATAAAGAAAAATTAGGTAACTGGGATAATATTACGAGCTCAGACATTCCTACTTGGGTTATTAGAGAATGGATAAGTTTTTGGATAGCTGATAACATAACAAGTTCATACCCAGATATCAATGGGCACATATCAGCACTAGATTTATTTACTAAAAATGTATTTCCGGATTTAATTAACCATTTAGGCTTGACTTTGGTAGCAGACACTGCTACAATGGAGAACAATCAACGCATTTGGATAGCACAACAACGTTATCATAACGCACAACATCGATGTACTGCATGGGTACTAGACATTTTAGAAGATCGTAATACCGAGACTCCGTGTCAAACTATAATAGATGAGGCATATGTGCAACACTGTTTGCGAGAACAAGGATATGAAATACGCTGCAATGGACTCGATGTGTTTCCGGCTACCAGTAAAGATTTGCGAGAAATAATTTATGAAAACAGCAACACTAGTAATAAATGACGAAGTCAACTTAAAAATCACTGGCTTAGATCTGGATGTTCGCAAAAAGCTAGTTAACACTTTTAAGTATGATGTGCCGCATGCAAGATATTTGCCAGCAGTGCGACTAGGCCGCTGGGATGGCAAAGTCGCATACTTCCAAATGGGTGGCAGTACATATTTAAACTTGCTGCCTGATATTATTCCTATACTTGAGGACTTTAACTATGATATCGAAGTCCAAGACAATAGAGAATATCGAACCACGTTTAAGTTCGAGCCGGTTACTGAAGAATCTTATGCTGATGTACTTTGGCCAAAGAATCACCCAGCTGCTGGGCAACCAGTTAAACTGCGTGATTACCAAGTTGAAATTGTAAACAGTTTTTTAGAAAACCCACAATGCATACAAGAAATTGCAACAGGTGCAGGCAAAACTATTATGACTGCGTCACTGAGCGAACGTGTTGAAAATTACGGACGCAGTATTATTATTGTTCCGAACAAAAGTCTAGTAACACAAACTGAAGCAGACTACATAAACATGCAATTAGATGTGGGTGTGTTTTATGGCGATAGAAAAGAATTTGGGCACAAGCACACAATCTGTACATGGCAAAGCTTGAATGTACTGCTAAAGAATACCAAGAATCATAAAGTGGATATTACAATACACGAGTTCTTAGAGGACGTTGTGGCTGTTATTGTTGACGAAGTGCACATGGCAAAAGCAGATGCACTGAAGACATTGCTAACTGGTGTAATGAGCCAGATACCGCTGCGCTGGGGATTAACAGGCACAGTACCCAAAGAACAATTTGAATTTCAAGCACTGCACGTTGGGCTGGGCCCAGTGATCAATCAACTTGCAGCCAGCGAGCTACAGGAAAAAGGCGTACTTGCAAACTGCCATGTGAATGTTGTGCAGCTAGTAGACAATGCTGAGTTTACAAACTATCAAAGTGAACTAAAATATCTGTTCGAAGACAAGGGCAGGCTAGACACAATCTCTGGAGTAGTTTTGGAAGTAAATAAAACTGGCAATACTCTTGTGCTAGTTGATAGAATATCGGCAGGACAAGAACTGTTGAGCAGACTAGGAGACAACGCTGTATTTGTAAGTGGTGCAACCAAATCTAAAGAACGCCAGGACGAGTATGATGAAATAGCCACATCAACTGGTAAAATTATTATTGCAACATACGGTGTTGCGGCTGTGGGTATTAATTTACCACGTATTTTTAATCTTGTACTATTGGAGCCAGGTAAAAGTTTTGTACGGGTTATACAAAGTATTGGCCGAGGTATTCGAAAAGCAGAAGATAAAGATCATGTGCAAATTTGGGACATAACATCAACCTGTAGATTTGCCAAAAGGCACTTAACCAAACGTAAACAATTTTACAAAGAAGCAAACTATCCATTTACTGTAGAAAAGTTGAAATGGGATGGGTGATTGTTATAAACAAGTAAAAAATTATGTTAATGCCAATCACAGTGGAATTGTATTAGAAATAGGCAGTGATCGCTACGACGGTTCCAGTGCATACTTTGCTGAAATTGCCGAACAGTTGGGCACACAGTTTATTACACTAGACTTGGATGAAAATATGCCACGCAGATTGGCACAGTGCATCCCGGCTCATCTAAAACCCATTACAGAATTTATCCATTGTGATGGAACAGAGTGGACAAAGACTTGTAAACACCAAATTAGTGTGTTATACTTAGATAACTTTGATTGGAACTGGGAACCAAGTAGTTCTAGTAAAGGACACTGGCAAAAGCGTATTGAGGAACAACGGACTTGGTATCAAGAACGTGGTATTACAATGAATAATATTAATAGCCAGGTTGCACATTTAACACAGATGCAGAATTTATTACCGCATATGACTGATAATTGTATTGTATGTTTAGATGATACCTATTTGCATACAGATGTGTATATTGGCAAAGGCGGAGCTGTTGTGCCGTATTTGTTGGTCAACGGGTTTGAAATTTTATTAACACAGGATTATGGAGTTATAATGGGTAGGACTAAATGAAAATATTAACACTAGATAATACTGTATTCGAGTTGGATGCATTGCCGGAAGAAATTGATGATATGCGTTTTGCAATCTTTGATAACAGCGATCCAGCAAATCCGGATCATTTTTACATTCCGTTGATTTTTTTAGAAACGTTTAACAGTCCAGCTCTGGTTCTTAAAATTGGCAATACTACTATGAAAATGCCCATTGATTGGCAAGTGCTAATCGGCGAACCAGATGTAGGCGACTTAGAAATGCTGGCACTTACTAGTATCAATGACAGAGGATTCAAAGTCTTTGAATTTAACCCATTGACTAGTTTTTCTCCTACTTATTTGGACATTGAAATTGTTGATGTGTATCAAGATGTAACTTGGTATGTGCCGAAGTTGAAGAATGGACAGATGCTGGCAGTACCAATTGATGACAGCCCTAATCCCCGCTGTGTGTACTTTGTTAAAGATATCTCTAGGAACTGTGAAATTGTTGACATCACGCAGGCATTTTAATGAGTGACAAGCTTAACATAGCAAACGAAATGCGTTGCTTTGATAGTAAAGACCGAGACTTTTACGACAGTCTCACTGACGAAGAGCGCAAAAAGTTTTCAAACTATCTGATGATACGCTGGGGAAGCAGTGTGCAGGGAAGCAGCGAGCTACAGGAATATTACTTGATATCCTGCAACGAGCGTTTTAACAAGCATTTCTTTGACATCAACAAACATCCAAAACTACAATGGTTGTGTGCAACAAGTGTCAGCCCGGGCATGGGAAATCACAGACATCAATGGATTGCGCCAAAGAAAAAAGACAAAGGCAACAACATAGCAAAGAAAACGCTGATGGAGTTGTATCCTGCAATGAAAGCAGATGAAATTGACTTACTAAGTAAGTTAATAACCAACAAAGAACTGAAGGAATTCATGCGTGACAGCGGCACCGCAGACAAAAAGTGAAGTCTATGTTTGCAAATATTGCAAGCGTGAGTTCAAACGAGAAAACAGTTTGTCTGTTCATTTGTGTGAACCAAAAAAGAGATTTCAAGAAGA